TTACTGTCCGGTAGCACCGGACTTTTCATGCTGAGTGCCAAAATAGAAAGACACCACCATAGATATGATGATCATTACATTGTCCGGCTGGATCTTCCCTTTCAGCGCCAGCACGGAAAACACGGCAACCACCATAAATGTAACGATAGTCTTCACTTTCACCAGTTCCGCCAGTTTATGCACGATCTCTTTCATTTATACCTCTCTTTCCAAGTCCGTCAACCTGTGATTGATGACCTTGATCTGCTCCTCTACCACCGGCATCCGCCGGGCAAACCCATTATGCTCCCGCACCTCTCTGGTCAGTTCCTCGATCTTGGTATCGGTAACCGCTTGGGAAATTCGCAGAGCGTTTTCATTTTTCTTTGCAGTTGCCATGCAGGTAATCACCACGCCAATAAGCGACAGGCCTCCGGTGATCATTGCCGCCAACACCGCATCGCCCATATCCTCACCCCATTCCCAATATCTTTTTCCAGGTGCGGTTTCCTGCGGTGAGTTCCCCATCTATTTGGCAGCCGTTGTCTTCTTGGAAGGCCCGTACAGCTTCGTCAAACTTTGCGCCCGCCACCCCGTCTGCCTGTCCTACCACAGTATAGCCTAAAGCAAACAGCCGTTTCTGCACCGGCACGACCACAGGATGCGTCCGGTTTTCCCAGGCAGAAACCGTTACCGTGTTACCCAGGGTTTCCTGCCCGGCAATTCCGTCCACTGCAGAACCTGTCGCTGCCTGCACCTCCCGCACAAACGGTTCCAAGGAATACTCCGTCTCTTTAGGCGCGCCGCCAAAGGTGCTGCGTCGTATCTGCGCGTGGGAGTACCAAAAAGATTTGGCCGTACGGGTATCCACATGGACAAAGGTATCGTAATGACCGATACCCAAAACGCCCATGGACTCTGCAAACTTGGCAACCTCCAGCGGTGCTATCCCCTCCACAGAAATATCCGCCGCCATACCGTACTTGTGATAAGAATCGGGGGCTGCATTTGCCACCTGCGCATTATAGGAAGGACAGCGGTAGGCCGTTACATAGACGGGCTTGCCGAAGTGATCCCGGATCTGCTGCAGAAACACAACGAGCTTTTCGTCAATAGGCGTTTGCGTGCAACAGCCACCGCCTTGGCAGTCAAACTCTCTTGCCTTAAAATTCTTGGCAAGTTGCGTTGTACTGCCTTTTTTGTAATTTTTAATAGCCATAATTTATTCCTCCCCTAGTTTTTTGTCGGTTTCCTCGTAGGTATATCGGCAAGGGATCACATCGATTGCTTCGTCATATTCCATTCCCGTTTCCATCTGCAAAAGGGTCATACCCTTATCGGAATAATGCCGAATCAATGTGTTATCTTTCAATAATTCTGTTTTCACCATCGGTTATTCCTCCAATTCACTAATTGGCTTGATTTGGCTTGCATAGGTAGACCAGTTGGTGGCGGTCTTATAGCTGTCCACCAAATTATCGGGTACATAGATGTATCCAATGCCAGAGACAATAGGCGTATTCGTAAATGCACCTGCATTTGGAAGTCTACATACTGTCTGCCCTCTAATCACCAATTTCTCTATGCCGGAATCCTTGAATGCAGCGGTATATATGCCCCTTGCATGGGTAAGGTCAAAAAATTCTGCTTTTTTCAACGAGGTGCAAGAAGCGAAAGCAGAACCAGCAACCTGCTCAACCTTGTTAAAGACAACACTTTCAAGTTGTGTGCAATATGCAAAAGCCATCGTGCCAACTATCGATACCTCGTTATTTACATATTCTCCTGCGATTGTTCGGTCAATAATACTATTGATAATTGTCTTTTGTTCCGCACCATTGCTTAGTACATCCACATTCACGTCAATGTTCCTGTCGCAATACTTCCCAGCGGTTGCAAGAGTGGTTTTTCCGTTTTGAGTAATGCTTACTTGTGTGTTCATTCAACCACCTCACCCTTGTAGACCGGCAAAGACGCAAGAACATCGGCCACTATTTCCGCTTTGTCTGCTTCTGTCCAGTAATCCACGCCCCGTACCGGCGTGTAGCCATCCACTCCGTTTTCCCCCCGAATAACCTGTTGAAAGTCGGCATGGAATTCCGTATTTGTTTTTTCAAAAACCACATCAAATGTCATTCCAAACACCCATCCTTCAAAATGCGTTCCACCAAGACCCGCATAATATTAGAGGCCAGTCTGGTCTTTCCGCAGCCTATACGCAGCTGTATTTCCACCATTCCCTTTTTACTATCGAATAGCAACGTCTCTGCCTCCGTCAGTGTTACCTGCACCGAATCTCCCTCCGCTGTACAATGGGGCAAGGTTTTTTCCAAAACCACCTGCTCCTGCTGGGCAAAGCACAGGTTCAGCGCCGTGATCTGATCAACGGCAAAGGGTAGCTTGAATATAAAAGTGGGTGTCGTTCCTCTGTACATTTTTTCATCTCCTTATCAAAAAATTTTTATATGTAAGTAAACGGGAGCACCACAAAGGAGGGTTGTCCCTGCGCATTTCCCACCGTTGCGGTACCGGAACTATCCATGGAAACCTCCAGTGTGTTGGCGCAAATGGCCTGCGCAACCGGTTTGCGCCCTTTTTGATAGCCGAAAAAGACACCCAAATAGTAATTGCTCCGATTTCCTCCATCTGCTATAAACAGCAGTCCGCTTTGCGCCCCTGCCGCTTGCAGTAATTTGGTCCCGTCTGTAGAGCTGAATCTTGCCCCCACCATATCCGCAGTAATGCCGGTTACCGGCACGTGAAAACAAAAATCGTTCTCTCCCCAATCAAATACCGGCAGCGCTCTTGCCGTATTTGACAGGAAATTACTGTCCCTGCGAGCGTTGCCGGTACATTCCAAAACATCTCTTTGCCCAACCTGGGTTTTTGTCATCACATAGATGCAAACAGACTTTCCGTTTCTGTCCGCCAGTTGCACAATATCCCCTGCCTGTATGTTTGTGGTGCAGGGGATTGTAACCCTGCAGGGCGTGTAGGACACAAGGTGCAAAATCTCGTATAACACCTGCGCCACCCCCTGCAACGCCTCCTGTGAATCCGTTGCCAGCAGATAGTTTCCGGTAACGGTGTAGGCATTGTTGCCTGCGCCGTATATTGCGCCTATGTCTGTCCCTGTCAGCCGGATCTGCACCTTATCCACCGGCGCTACCTGATAATCCCCATACCGCAACCCGAAGATGGGATACTCCCCCTGCGGGGCGATTGTGATGTCCTTTGGCGTATACCAGGCCAATTCGATGTCCCCGTCAGCCGTTGCCCGACAGAATCGACCGCAGGCCTGACCAACCCACTGCATCAGTTGCCGTCCTGTGATATCGCTGACAAAAAACGCCTTAATCTGCCAATCCCCATTGGGAACAGACAGATTTGTAAGGTTAAGCCCACAAGCCTGACACACCATACGGGCAAATTCCAACAGCGAATAGGGCCACCCGTCCAGACCCTGCAGCCATTCAGTCAAGTCCTGATCCAGCCGGCTGATCCGGTCGTAGGCTGTGATTTTATACAGATTTTCGCTGGGTCGGGTGGTTTTTTGCGTAGTGAACAGGCCCATTTTTACCCGCGTGCCGTCCTCGAAGACCTTATATAAGGTCAGCTCTGTGCCGGGAGCAACGCTTAATTCCCCTGCCGGCGTAATCACTGTGGCCTGCAGCATATTGGCGCAGGTTGAACCCAGCGTCAGCTCCGTGCCGCTGTTGACCTGCTGAGTCAAAGTAACACTTTGTATCGCATTTACCGTTCCCTCACCGGAGAAAATCTCCGTACCATCGGAAAGGACGATTAGATTCTTCAGCAAACTGCCACCTCCTCAGCAAGCCTTAATGCTAAATTGATAGTTGCGGAACTGACCGGCTGCTGCCGACTTCCATAAAATTTCGTGTTGATTACGATAGGCTGTAATTTCTCTAGGCTCACCACCGATTATGCCATCGGGATATGTAAATCGGAAGAAGGCCTTGCCCGCGAACAGGCCCTCCATATAGGCATATTCCTCTGCGGTGAGATAAGCATAGGAAAACAGCCATTCCCCCACACTTTGCCGCACCATAAAACGGTGCAAAAAGCCGCTTTCATCCCGCGCTGAATCGGCAGTGTCAATATCCTTCATGGATATCTCTATATTTTCATCCGGCGCCAGCATAGGCTGCCCGTCAATCAAAAACAAATCTGTCTTTTTTCTCATCCCAAACCTCCGTTCACCGCTGCCCGCCGCCGTCAAATGATACTTTCTCCATACTCAAATCCTTTCTTGATTTCAGGGAGGGGGTATTCCCCCTCCCCTTTTGCTCCGCCGTTATTTCACCGCGTATACCCTCATAAAGTCCGCAACCAAGGTCGCGGTGTAGGTTACGATCTGCGCGGCGGGGGTGTAGCCGCCTTTTTCTGTCCGTATGCGTTCTTCAAAAGATACATTGCCAAATTTTGGCGCAAGACCCAAAACGCTCTGCTCCTGCACCCAATTTTGAAATTCCAGCAACCGACGGGCATTTTCCGTATCATCCCCCGCGCTTTCCATCTCCCAAAACAGGGTTGCATAATATCGGCAGCTCACCAAGGCGTTTCCCAATACATCTTTCTGACGAGAGATCTCTTCCAGTCCCTTGGGCAGTATGCAAATTTTCGCTGGATACCCGTTCCAGTGGGGATAGGCGGAGAGCCACGCCTGCAGCTTCTCCAAAGCCGATATTGGCATCATCCCACCCCCCGATAGATGTCCAAATAAATACAGGCCTTGTCGTAAAGCTCCCGACGCAAAGCGCGCTTGTCCGTCTCATATCGCACAGAAACGCTGCCGATATTGGCAGAGGTCAAACCTTTGTTGCGATTCTGCCACAGTGTTTCCGCCATTGCGCAGATCGCCAACGACTCCGCTTCCTGTCCGGAAGACTCCACCCGGTAGGCCTGCTTAAATCTTGCAAGTACCCGCTCAGCCTGAGCCGCCACACCGGAAAATGCTTTCTCCGGTATACAGCTTCCCAAGTACTGGTTTACATAAAATTCGTATTTTACCATGGGCAGCGCCTCCGGTATTATTCGGCAGCGATGGCAATATCCTTCAGCACAGCAGCCTTCAGAGTGTTCTTCAGAACCACACCTGCCACCAGTTCCACCTCACCGGTCTTCACAGCGCCGGGAGTATTCAGGTCGGGCAGATAGGACTGCACCACGCCGTCGCCCATGGGAGAAATGCCGTGGAAGCCGTCCAGACCCAGAGAAACCGCATAGATGGCAGTCTTGCCGCCCTCGGTGGCCACCACATCCTCAATGGAAGCGCCGTTGTAGTACTGACCCATGTCCACCATAGGCACGCCGGCGTAGGTCTCTACGGTGCGACCGAAGTCGTCCTGAGTTCTCTCATAGTAACCGGCGCGACGGGCGATAGAGCGCAGCTTCACCAGCATAGCTCTGTTCATCAGCAGCATGGAAGGAGTGCCGTCCAAGGTGCTGATAAAGCTGTCCATCTCGTCCAAAAATGCATTATAGTTCTCATCCAGCTCGGTGGAGGTCTTCAGGCTCACCTGGCTGGTCAGCTCGTTGGCAGTGCCGGAGAGCAGCTTCTTCAGACCGTCAAAAGTGCCGGTTACGAAGCCTGCACCCTCATTTTCACCGGTACCGTTGATCACCAGATTGTGGAAATAGTTTGCAGTCGCCTTGATCTTCTGCTCGGCCTGGAATGCCATCTCGTTGGCAGCGCCGGCGGTGTTCTGAATCACACGGTCCATCTGGAAAGAGCCGCCCATAATGATGGCATTGGCGGTCTTCTTCTCCTTCTTAGCCTCACCGGGGACATATTCGTTGCCCACAGTACGAACGGATGCGGTAGCGGGAGATTTCAGCTGGATGTAGCCGTAAGTCAGAGTGCTGCCGCCGGTACCGGGAGAGATAACATTGTCAAACACCATATTGTCCAGCAGCAGGGAGCTGCGGCGGAACATATCAACGATCTGCTGATCTACCTTGTCGGCCATGCCGACCTTTGCTTCTGCGAGTGTAATTGCCATAATTTTTTACTTCCTTTCAAATTTTTCTAATAGTGCGCCTGCCAATGTAGCAGGACTTTTGTTTGTTTCCGGCGCGATCGCGCCTGTGCCCCTTGCGTAAGGGGGCGGAGTCTCCGACTGGAACAGGTAGCTGCAATCCTGCTTTAAAGACTGCAGTGCCTGCTCCAAGTCGGCCGTCTGATTTTCGCTGACCTTGAGGGCTTCTACATCCAAAAGGGCGGTGATGGCCTTAGCATTGCGACCCTTTGCCGAGAGGATCGCCTTTTCCAAATTGTGGCTAAAAATAAGATCAGACATTTCCCGTCTGTGGGTATCCACCTGGTTATTTAGCTTCTCCTCCCAATGCTTTGCCGCTTCTGTTTCCGCTTGAGCAAGCTGCTCCTGCAGCGCCTCATAATCGGCATAACGGGCCTTTACGCTTTCAATATCCCGTCCGTTCTCCGCCATAATGGCATCGATGACCTCTTTCGGCAGGGAACTTTCCCCCACCTTAAGACCTTGCAAAAATTCTCGTTTCATTGTTTTCTCCTTTCGTTTTACGCTTTTTACGGGGTCGCATCCCAAACATTTATGAAAAAAGCAGCCTTTTGGCTGCTTTCATCACCTTAACCCGGCATCAGCTTTTCTCTGATTGCCTGTTCACTTTCACCGGCAAGGCCGAATCGCCACGCCAGCGCCACCTCTGGCTTCAAAAGCCCCTTTTCCACCATTTCCATATAGTCCGCCCAGGTCTTTTCCTGGTCGTACAGTGTGCCGTTGCCCCAGTCTACGGTTACTTCACCGGCATCGCAGGCAGCAAAGCCGTACAGCTCTGCCAAAATCTCGCACAGAGCCACCAACTTTTCCAGCGCCTGCTGCCACATCACCTGAAATTCCAGCACAGTGAGAGAAAACTCCGCCGCGCTGGCGGTGATCTCCGTAGCCGTCCGTTCCTGTACATTGGCATCGGACAACATACCCCGCCGCAGACCGATGAGACTCTCCACGTCCCGCAGGTACTCCTGCTTGCGAGAAATGTAGGAATCCTCTCGCAGCTGGGGAGAGAAGATGGTCAACCCCACCCGTTCCGGGTCTTCGTCCAGACCCACAAACAGATGATCCTGCAGACCCAGTTCTCCGTCCAGCAGATCCTTGGATGCAATGATCCGGCTCTCGCCCCGATTAAATTCGCCGTTCAGCTGCGCCTCGTTGCGATTGATGTTGCGGATTAAGCCTTCCGCTGCGGCATAAACGGAAACGCCGTCATAAGAACCGTCCACACAGTTGAGAATCGGCAGCTTTACCTCCGTAAGACCTATTGACCCAACGGGTTTTTGAAAACAGTAACTCTCCGCCAGATGACTGTAAGCCGGCACATTCTTCAGTGGCACTTCCGCGCCCAAATTCTGTCCGTCCCGGCTGCGGTAGAGCCGATAGGAAATGGTCAAAAATCCGTGGTTATCGACCTTGCGCCGTTCCAGTAAAGTGTAGAAGTAATTGTCCTCTACCCGTTTTTCCACCAAACCCACATCTGTAATATTACCGTTTCCATCCCTGCCGAAGATCAGCGCCTGATTTCTCGGCACAAGGGTAAAAGAAAAACCCGTACCCATAGGGCAGGGTTTGATGTAGCAGGCGCCGCCTACCAGCGCCAGCTGGAACGCAAGCCGCTTCTTCTCGTCCAGACTCTGTAAAACTGCCTGTCCAAAAGGCGTGCCGGCAGTCGCCTGATACTCTCCGAACACCGATTTGACCAGCTTGTTCACCACAGTATAGGGAATCCGCTGACAGGCATCGGTAGTCTTGTCCTCCGAAGAGTCGTAGTACATATTAAACCACCGGTCAATGGCCCGACGCATTGGGGTGCTGGTCCTGTCCCACGCGCCGAAAGCCTGCTCGTAATTGTAAATACTCATACTTCTCCTCCCTGATTGATAATATTGACCCGTTTACCGGCACGAATACCGGTTTTCACGCCGTCAATATAGGCCTCCAGTCGATCGATTTCCTGCCGTAAGGCCAAATTCTCCCGTTCCAGCTGTTGCTTCTCCCACAAGAGAGTCTGTTTCGCCCACATAGGCAAAAAATGATTTTGCAGCCATTTTTTCACTTAAATTTCCTCCTTGTTCTTTCGTATGTGTCTACGCAACACAGTCGCGCAAAAATAGCGAATGTCATCCATTGCGTGGTCGTTTTCCTTGCAGACCCGATCCGTCTCCCCGTTTTCCTCCCAGCGATAGAGGGAAAATTCCCGAAGGGTATCCTTGCACGCCGGTGTAAATTGCAGCACACCCTCCTGCAACAGCGTTGCCACCAACCGAATGCCGTCCAGCACCTCGTTTCTTGCTTTGCGTACCGAGAATACCCCGTGGGCGCGAATGGTTGCAATAAAGGATGCCGCCGACGGGTCTACCACCACCGTTTCCACCGGCAAGTCCCCTGCCAGCTCCACCAATGCTTTGTGATATTCTTCGTCGGTGTACTGCCTGCAGCTTTCCCGACCGCTGTGATAAAACTCCCGAATCCGCACCGCTCTGCCCTCAGCCACGCACCACAGTCCCGCCGAGAAAGGATTAAGCGTACCGTAGTCCACGGAGATGTAGTAGCGGCCCCGATCCGGCACAGTCCGGGCAATGTGCTTGTCCGGCTGAAAATCATACACCAGCCCCTCCGCCATGCACCACTGCCCCAGAATATAGCGCCGGTAGAATACGCCGGTGTACATCGCCTCATACCGCTGTTTGATCGCCGGATCAAGCCCTGGGTTGTCCGCCATGGTGAAATGCAAGCGGAGCAGCTGCTTCTGCTCCGCTTTCTGTATCCATTCCTTGTAGAGCCAATGCTCCGGCCCTTCCGGATTACAGTTAAACCACAATTT